ATGAAGGTGATGTAGTAATAGATCCTGTGGCAGGTAGTGGAGCAACATTAAGAGCAGCTATGGAGTTAGGACGTAGTGCATATGGGTTTGAAATATCAAAAGATTTCTATAGTAAAGCGAAATCAGAAATGTTAAGCGATGTAAAAACACAAACAAGCTTATTAGAATATTGTGAATAGCAGGAGACGGAAAGAGATGTAAATGAAATGTCATAGGTGTGATAGATTATTCACACCAGTAGGGTCAGAAAAGCATTGTCCTGATTGTATAGCAGGAAAGCCAATACCAAAGAAGAGAACAGCAGCAGAGGTAAGGGCAGAAATAAAAGCGAAGCGTGATGCGGAAGAAGCAAAGAAATATAAGTACGAACGCTATTGTATATGTTGTGGTAAGAAATTCTATACAAATAAAACAAACCGGGTAATATGCAGTGATTATGAATGTGAAGAGAAGATGCGTATAGAACGGTTGCAAACTAATAGAGCAAAATACAGAACTAATGCAAAACAGAAGAAGGGAAAATAATCCATGCTAAAGAAAGATAAAAGCAAATGGTGTTGGGTAGACGATGATAGAGCTGGATATCCATATGATACACGGGTAGAAGCAATTGAAGATTTTTATAGTGATGATAGAAATGCAGAAGTAACAGAAGTTCATATAGGGCATCCAGAATATTTTGTACCAGAAATTGATGTTGAAAATATCATTGAACAACTACAGTACGACGCTACAGATGAGTTTTATGGGATTGGTGAACTCGCGGATGATTATTTAAGTAATGTAAAAGATGAACATAAGAAAGAATTAGAAATTAAATTAAATGCAGTGATACAAAAATGGGAGCGGCGACATGGGTATAATTTAACTACTTATGCTGCAGCGGGAATAGAAAAATTTCATAGAGTGAAACTAGAGCGACTAAAATAATCAAAAGGAAATTAAGATATGACGGAAGAGGAAATGCAAAAGAAGTTAGGGAGACATTTATTCTTAAAGAATATAACTATTCCTAATATAACAATGCATGGAGATGGGAAAGGGGAGTATGAAGCAGATTTAATCTACTTCAATCTTAAAGTAAGAGTTGTTACTGAAATAGAAATCAAGGTAAGCATTCAAGATTTTAGAGCAGATTTTAAGAAGAAAAGATACCATGATCATTTACATGTAGGCTATTTGTATTATGCAGTACCACAAGACTTGTATGAAGACCATAAGGATGAAATAGAAAGCTTATTAGGTGATGCGGGATTAATAGTGGTCAATATATCTAATAATAAAAGAGAAGATGCTAGATATATTAAAAGGGCAAAGAAGCGCAAAGATGTAAAGGCATTAAATGAAAGTGAAGTTATTAACTATTTAAGAATTGGTTGTATGAAGTGGGTGAATCGGTAGTGAACTTTAAGTAAAAAATAGTTATATAAAAAGGGAGATTAAATAAATGAACGAAAATCAATTTGAACGAGTAACAGGATATGAAGATGCTGATTTGCCTGTTAGAAAAACAGAATATGCAGCTGGATATGATATAAAGCCTTATGAAAATGGTGTGGTGTTGCCACATCAAACAAAACTCATTCCTACTGGTATCAAATGCAGATTGAACTATGATGAACATATTCAACTACATTTAAGATCTAGTGTGGGGATTAATAATGATGTAATGCTTGCTAATGGTACAGGTATTATCGATGCTGACTACTACAACAATGACGATAACGAAGGTCATATTATGATACCTATTAGAAACCTAGGTGATACGCCGTTTGAATATAATAAGAACGAAAGATTGGCGCAATTAATTATTATGCCATATCGTATTACGGCTAAGGATAGAACTACAAAGAAACGTACAGGCGGTTTTGGAAGCACTGGTAATAAATAATGGCGATTAAACATAAGAGAATCATTGATAAAAAAATGATTAAAACAATTAGAACAAACCATTGTGAATACTGTGGCAGACTATGTAATATAGAACCACATCATGTATTTTCTCGTGGTAGTGGTGGTGGAGATATCAGAGAAAATCTAATTCAATTATGCAGTCAATGTCATGTCAATACACATGCAGGAAACATGCCTAACAAAGAAACTTGTTTAAAAATTATAGCTAAAAGAGAACATACTGATGCGGAAACAATATACGTAATAAATCGTAAAGCAATGGGATATGACATATAAAAGGGTGATAAATTTATAACGGGAGGTGATGCGGATACATGGATAAAGAACAAGAAAAGAAATATATAAGAAATGCTATTGAATATTTAAAGCCAATAAAATCATGCACCTTAGAAATACAATCAGCCAAAAGAGAATTACAACGATTAAGAAGTGATATTACGTCACTAAGTGCAATAGATTATAGTAAGGATCGTGTATCAGGTGGCGGTATTAAAGAAGGGTTAGAAGCTAGTATAGCTAAGATGTTAGAAAGCGAATCTAAATGCCTTGAGAAAACAAATGCATTGATTCAGTTACGCGAAGATGCAAGAAAACATATTGAGTGCTTACGATGTGTTGAGGGGAAGATAGCATTGATGCAAGAATATGTTAATGGTATGTCATTTAAAGGTGTGGTATCATTTATAGGGTATAGTAAAACACAGGTACAGTCATATAAAAAGGAAGCATTAATTGAATTAGGTCAAGAATTGACCCAAATAGTACCAAACTGACCCAAATAGTACCAAACTGGTATTTAGATATGTGATATTATATATGTGTGAAAATTGCCACTGAGCAATCATTCACCAAATTACTCAAAACAAAATATTAGGCTCGTGTAACCATTCAGTTATACGGGCCTTTTGTTTTGTACATATGATATACCCCACCCCCTGGTGCCTATTGAATACACACAACTCACCAATCAATGATTCATGTTTGACCTCTTTGAATATATAACTACACAACCTTAAGATACACTTATACCTTGTGAGTTGTGTGTATTGAGTAGGCGATGAAAGGATGTGAACGGTATGCCTAATGTAAAATGCAATAAGACTGCATGCTTAGATAATCATCATGGAATGTGTGGTGCTAACAAAATAGTAATAAAAGCTAATGGTTATTGCCGTTCATGTTCGCATGCACACCATATGATGAGACATGTGGATAGGGATGAGGCACGGCACCGTCATGAAGATGAGCGCCGCCTGTCTCATCGTAAAAATAAAAAATAAATTTTAAATATTGAATATATTATTTTAAATTTGGATATTTTTTTACGGGTCCTTCTGGCCAAGGCTGATGCCTTGCGGTGGCCGAGACCCCAAAAATTGCCTAGATTTTAATTTTTTTATGACCTTGCTAGTGATACAGGTAATGAAAGGAGGCTGATTGATAAGTGAAA